GGACCCTCATGCTTGACCAAGGTGTGCCGCATGAACGCTGCACGAACAACCCGGACTCCACTATCATCTTCGAGTTCCCGCTTTCCGCCCCAGCCGGTGCCATGACTCGCAACGAAGTCTCAGCCATGAGACATCTTGAATTGTGGATGACATACAAAAAGTATTGGACTGACCATAACCCTTCAGTCACAATCGAATACACAGATGACGAATACATGGAGATTGGCGATTGGGTCTATCGTAACTTCGATGACATCCAAGGAATTTCTTTCCTTCCAAGAACAGAACATGTTTACAAACAAGCTCCCTTTGAACCAATTGATAATATTTCTTATCTTACAAGGTGCGACAAAATGCCTATGATTAAATGGTCAAAGCTTTCTGAGTATGAGCTTGAAGATAATACCAAATCAAGTCAAACACTTGCCTGTACGGGCGGTGCTTGCGAACTTGTAGACCTAACAGATTAGGAGAACGAATGCATAATATTGAACAGGTAATTAGAAGGCTTCGGTTGAGTGGAAGCGGCGTAGCTCTTTCTGCTGGAGAAGCACGAATGCTTTTCATTCATTTAATTAAAAAAGTAGAGGACTTAGAAAATGAAATTTCCTTATGTAGATCCGAAGCTAGTGGAGAATCTAGAGAAACTGTTTCCGCTGCTGGACCTAAACTTAGAGGACGCGGAAGACCCAAGTCTGAATCTAAAAGTAGCTCACCGAGCGGGAGCGAGGGAATTGATTCTAAAACTTAAAGGAATTTCCGAACAACAAAATAGGAGACAGTGATGACTTGGACACAAGTAGGTGATTTAGAACAAGTTGAAAGTATGCAAGCTCAAGGAATAGCCGATTACCAGTTAGAAAATATTTTAGAACGTTATGCTTCTGAAGTTTGGGCAGGAACTGGTGGCGGTCAAATGGCAGATAGCAATCAAAATTTTGATATTAATAGAGCTATGCAAGACACTAACACTGGTTTTTCTAATTGGGTATCAAAAATGACCGGAGCTACTACAAATATTAACGAGCAATTTTACAATCAAATTGGCGGTCTTAATATTGATGATGATGGTTATCTTGAAGCTTCTGGAAAAGCCTTAGAACAAATGACTTTAAATTTAGATCAAGCTACTAAACTTTTAGGTCAAAAACAAAACCCTATTAGAAGCATCGGCGATTTACATAAAGTTTATAAAAAAGATAAACAAAAAAGAGAACGAGCTATTAGTTCTTTGCAAGGAGTAGAGTTACCCGGAGAAAAAACTACCGTTAATTATAGAGATCCAATTACAGGTAAAACTATTACTCATAATTTAGGTAGTGATTTAAGTGCTCTTAATAGAATAGGAGAAAGAGAAACAGACGCTCAAGGTTTTTCTTTTGACTGGATTCAAAATAGAATTCAATCCCAACAAGATGCGTACAATGAATTAACTCAAACAGGGGACTGGATTATAGAAAACCAATTAAATAATTACCAAAGCCAAGAAAACTGGTGGGGAACGTCGTATTTAATTGATGATGAATGGGTTCCTGAAAATCAAGCAATTGAAAATTTTCAACAAAGCAACCCAGATACATTTGCTTTTACCGCTTTTAATGAATTTTTTGGCGGGAATGATCAAACATTACAATTTTTTCAATCCGGTTCTAATCACGCTAGTGCTACAATGTTAAACGTCTATGATGCTTTTGCTAAAATTTCTTCATCAACATACGGTAATTTATATGGTGCTGCTTTTGATACTGTAGGACAATCTTTGTTGGCTTCAGAATTAACAGGTAAATCTATAGAAGAAACCGGAACGCTTTTAGAAAATCAAGCTTATCAAGCAGAAGCCCAGCAAAAAGCTTTAAGAAAATCTATTCAAGACGCTGGCGAAATATTTCAAAAAACAAAAGGTAAACTCCGTAAAAAAGATAAGAAACCTAAAGCTAGGTTCGGAGGATTTAGAAAGGATACCCCAGCATGATGATTCCACCCGGAAAACTTAACGGGTCTTTACCCGGACCTTATTATTTTGGCGGAGGAAGTTACCAAGCCCCCGAAATTGACTACGAGGCTCAGATGCGTAATGCTCAGGCTTCAGCATCATATGCTAAAGAGCAGTCAGAACTTGCTCACGCTCAGGCATTAGAAATGGAAGCTACCCGTAACGCTTACGCTACTGCTATTGCTGAACGAGAGCAACAAAACGAAGCCCAGTTGGCAGCACAGCAGCAGTCTATGGAAGATATGCTTAGTGATGTTCAGGCTGGTGTAGAAGAAGATGAAGAAGAAGGCATTACTAGTGTTAACTTCTTTAGATCATTAATGGGTGCTATGCAGGGCGGTACAGGCACCGCAATGCCCAACGGAACAGGTTCAGGAACACCTACTCCAGCTACCCCAGAAATGGGTCAAACTATTTATGGATCTAGTGCGAGGCCCAAATAATGTCTATTCCCCCTGAAGGTAGTATTTACGAGCGATTTAGGTTATTAGATACAAACAGAACAAGTAAATTAGATCGAGCAAGAGATTGCTCTCAACTTACTATTCCATCTGTTTTACCCCCAGAAGATTGGACAGAACAAGATCCTCTTATTCAACCCAGTTCTTCAATGCCTGCACGGGGAGTAACTAATCTTGCTTCACGAATGCTTTCCGCTTTAATTCCTTTAAACGATTTACCTTTTTTTCAATTTGAAGTTAAAACCGGAGAAGAATTAGATCCTAAAATTGGAGCTTTTTTAGATGTCATTGCTAATCAAGTTTATACTAAAATAATTGGTAAAAATTTTAGAGAGACTGTTTTTTCTGCTTTACAACACCTTATTATTACAGGTGATGTTATTGTTGTAATGGAAGACAATTTTGATTTTAGAATAATTCGACAAGATCATTATGTTATTCGTAGAGATATTGTTGGAGAACCCGTAGAAATTATTCATTTAGAATTTGTTGCTGATAGTCCTAATGAACCTGCGTTAAATACATACGATCAAAGCAGTAGTTACGGTCGTAAAGGTTATAAAACTCTTTTTGTTAGATTAACTTATAACGAAAAAGAAAATAATTGGAATGTCAGAAGAGAAGATACTAATGGTACTCTTATTAATGAAGGTATTTATACTGTATTACCTTATTCGTGTTTACGATGGACTGCTATCCCCGGAGAAAACTATGGTCGATCTCATTGTGAAGAGATTTACGGTGACATCCAGACTTTAGAGTCTTATACTCAGGCTATGCTTGAGGGTATGGCGGCTTCTAGTGCTTTTTGGATTGGTGTTAACCCAGCGGGTGTAACTAATATTGAAGATGTCGCCGGTCGAGATAATGGTTCATATATTTCAGCTAGGCGAGAAGATATTTTTACTTTGTCTCCGTCAGATACGCTTAACCCTCAAATTCAATCAGTCTCAGCAGCAGTTGAAACAATGCGAAGAGAAGTTTCTACGTCGTTTTTAATGTCGGCTGGAGCAATTCCTTCAGGAGATCGTGTTACTGCTACCGCAGTTCGCATGATTGGTTCTGAATTAGAAACTATTCTTGGAGGTGCTTTTTCTTCTATTGCAAGAGACATGATGCAGCCTATTGTTGAAAGAGCTGTATTTTTAATGATTGATCAAAATTTAATTGATCCTAGATTAGCCGAACAATTTTCAGAAGATGGTGTACTTTCCGTGGAAATTATTACCGGTCTTCAGGCTCTTTCAAGAGATTCAGATTTAACTAAACTTATTCAAATGGGTGAAATGGTACGAAACCTGCCACCCCAATCTTTAGCAACCTTTAAATGGGATGCTTATACAACCGCACTTATTACTGCTCTTGGTCTTGATCCAGCTAACTGGGTGAAGTCTGAACAGGAAGTGCAACAAGAACAACAAGCAGCTATGGCACAGCAAATGGCTATGCAGTCAGAACAGCAAGCTGCCCAGATGGGCATGGAAGCTGCTACAGGTATTGCACAACAGGCTGTCGGTGGTATGTTATCACCGGGAACCGCATAACATGGAGAACGAATTAATATGTCCGAAGAAAATATCACTCAACCCGTAGATAACTCTACACCTACTACTGAAACCCCCGCACCTGCGGAGGTAGTGCTTCAGCCCGGTACTCCCGAATATGATGCAGCTATGGCTGCTCGGGGTACGGCGGAACAGGCCGTTCAACAGACGGCTGTTCCTGAGAAGTTCCAACGAGAAGATGGATCAGTTGATATGGAAGCTCTTGCTAAGAGCTACGCTGAACTTGAAAAACAGTTCCATGCTCCTAAAGAAGAAGCTCCTAAACCTACTGAAGAAGCTCCTGTACCTCAAGAGTTTCGTATTCCATCTCCTCAGGATAATTTAGAAAGTGAAGAGCCTATGGTTAAAAGTGAGCTAACTCAAGAAGATTACGCTAATTGGGGTAATGAGTTAGCAGCTAAAGGCGAGTTTTCAGAAGCTACTGTTGCAGAGATCAAAGCTAAAACCAATTTTACAGATCAAATGATTAACGATTGGACTCTTGGTCAAAAAGCAAAACAAAAAGAAGCTTTTGTTCAAGCCTCCCAATTAGTAGGGGGAGAAGAAAGACTAGGTGCCATGTTTAATTGGGCAGCAAATAACCTTCCAAAAGATCAACAGGAAACTGTTAATCAAAGGCTTGCTGGACCTGATTACGAGGTCACTTTATACGGTCTTGCTTCTATGTACGATAAAGCGATGGCTGCT